GAATCAAAAAAAGATAACTTAAATATACTATTGGAAAATGACAATATAACAGGTGATACGTATATTGATTTATCAAAAGGTAGGAATTCTTTGGGGTCCATGGAAGAACAACTAAACAAATTACTAAATGATTGATATTTATAATAAAAAAAACTATGAAATTTGGTATATTAAAATCGAAAATTGAGAACTGTTTAGTTGAGTCTTATAAAAAAGACACACTAAAAAGAGATATGTTTGTTTTCGAGGAACTCGTATTAAAAAACAAATCTTTAAGTACTCTTTATTTTCTATATGATGAACTTAGTAAAAACAAAGGTTTAAACGAATCCATTGTAAATGAATATATTAACGAAAGTATTGTATTGTTTGAAAATACAATCTCTAAAATTAACACAAATGATGTAAAAGACGTTAATCAGTGGATCGGACATATAGTATCTGAAAATAGATACCAAGATATTGACAATTTATTCTCTAATAATGCTTCCACAATAGAAGAAAAATTAAAGAGCAAAAAAACAATTTCGGAAAATCTTAAAAAGGATCCAACTAAAGTAAAAGAAGTTATTGAGGTACCATTAAAATCTATGGTTGAGGTGGCAAACAAAACAATTAAAACATATCTTAATGATTTAACTGAGAGTGAGAAAAAACAACTTAATACTTTATTAAGTACTCCTGACGATAAGTTAAATAAAAAATATGAATTTCTTAAAGAGGATGTAATTGAAAAGTTAGAGACTTTATTAACAGAAAGTGAGGATTCTGAAACTAATCAGAAAATTAACGAAACAATCGAAAAACTACAAACAGAAAATTACGACAAATTAAACTACTTCAAATTGAGACAATTAAACGAAAACATTTAATTGTTAGTAATTTGTTTTTGTCTGTAAATAGCTTTATTTAAAATCTGTCTCTCAAGGACAGATTTTTTTGTATATTCTTTTCTGTTGTTAAGATGTGTATTCTGTCTTGTTTTTATAATTTTACTTTTTAATTCTTTAAGGGCCTTCTCAATCCCCCCATTTTTGTTAACTTTTACAATCAGCATATTTTTTTGTTAGTTGTTTATCTATTTGATATATACCATAAAAATAGTTATTATTATCTAAAATAAACATTATCAGTATGAAAAAAATTTATGAAAAAAGGCAAAACCGAAAAAATCAATGGCTTTAGAACATCTAAAATAGTCTATGGGACGGTAGATTCAAAAGAGTTTAAATCTCTTTACCTAAACATCCAAACTTGGGTTGAACCAAAAAAAGACTCTGAAAATTGGACAAGAGTTGTCCTCAATATGAGTCGATCAATTAAACATACGGTCTTTCACAAATTAGATAAGACAATGTTTGACGATAAATTTATAGTAGACTTAGATCTTAGAACAAGCGGTCTACACCTTAAAAAGAAATCATTCATGAATTTAGAGATTAATCTATTCTTAAATGAACCAATCGATTTTAAATCTTTAAAATTAAAGAAAACACTCAAATTATTAGTAAAAGAAATTTATTCAGATGTATTAATTAGTAATCCCAACTTCAAATTTTATTTAACAAAAAATGGAAATTCTAAACCTATTAAGATAAAAACGGAAACGGCCTAATATTTATAACTAAAACTTATTATGGGTGAATATAAAATTTTAGGACCTAAAGATACGGGTAGAGGAATCCTTATTGAATACGATGCGGGATATATTAACCCAAAGGAAGGTCGTAATTACGAGATATTAAAAGAATCGGCAAATCATTTGGATCATTCAAAACCATTTGAATTTTATGCGGTTTTACAAAAATATAATACCCCTAACAGAAATGGTAGGGTATATCCTGAGAAGATCTTAAAGAGAGAGGCGGATAACTATAGAAAGATGATTGAGAAAGGAACCTCATTATCTGAATTAAACCACCCTGAGTCTTCTTTAATTGACTTGGATCGTGTATCACATATTATTACTGACATATGGTGGGATGGTCCTGTATTATTAGGTAAACTTAAATTGTTAACAAGTCCTGGTTTCCACGAAAGAGGGGTTGTATCTACTAAAGGAGATTTGGCTGCAAACTACTTACGACAGGGAGTTACTTTAGGTATATCATCTCGTGGTGTAGGATCTCTTAAAAAGGTTGGGGAACAAAATGAAGTACAAGATGATTTTGAACTTATTTGTTTTGACCTTGTATCGTCACCGTCAACACCGGGAGCATATCTTTTCCAAGATAAGAACGATAGAATGAAATATGAAGAGAACTTAGAAGAAGACAAAAAAATATCGGTAGATCGCCATGTTGGTGAAAGTGGTAACAAATCACTTGACTTAATGAAAAGATTAACCGATTATTTAGATAAATAAAAAAAAACTATGGAACAAGGAGAAAAGTATTTTGTGGCTAAAATCACATCTGATTTATTAGATACTGAATCAGGAAAAGTAAAAAAAACAAGAGAAGAAAAATTGGTCTTGGGATATACCCCAACTGATGTTGAAGCTAAAGTGACTAAAGTATATGAACACTATACGATGGATTGGAGAATCACATCAATCACTGAAAGTAAAATTGATGAAGTGATCGATTAATCATTATTTAAATTAAATTTTAAGATGGGAATAACATTAGTTATTTCCATTTTTTTTTGCCTTAAAGTCATAAAAACTGAATTTTTTTAATTTACACACTATTTATATTGTAAAACAAACTATAGATGAACAAAAAATCAGTTGTTGAAGATACTTTATTCCAAATCAAGCATTTGGAAGAAGCTCTTAAAGAAAATGCAAAAGGAATACTTTCTTCTACCATGAAGGATGAAATCAGCTCATTAGTAAAAGAATCTCTTAGAGAACAAGAAGAGATTGATGTTGAAGACGAAGAAGAGGTTGTTGAACCTGAAGGTCAAGAAGATGATGTCGAAGATGTAGACTTAGGTGCTGAACCTATGGATATGGAAGATGACATGGAAGATGACGACATGGAAGACATGGACATGGGTATGGAAGACGATGAGGATGCAATTGACATGACTGGGGCAGATATGTCAGATGTAATCAAAGTTTTCAAATCTATGGATGACGAAGATGGAGTTATCGTAAAGAAAGATGCGAACAATAACATTACATTATCAGATACTGAAACAGGAGCTGATTATTTTATCCAACTTTCTGAACAATACGAAGAAGAAGAACTTGATGAAGAAGATGATTTAACATTAGACGAAACTTTGTATGAAATTGAAATGGACGATTTTGAAATGTCATATGATGACATGGAAGATGACGACATGGGTATGGGTATGGAAGACGATGAAGAAATGGATTTTGAAGAAAAACCAAGACGTATGAGTCGTAGACACCATGAAATGGACGAAACTCCAATGTATGAAACTGAAACTGACGAAGTTCTTTATGAAATCGAAATGGATGAAGAAGACATGGATGAAGAAGACATGGATCATGTAATGGAATCAAAATTTAAAGCTAAAGGAATGGGAATGGGATCACCTAAATTTAAGTACGGACAAACTATGGATTATAAAACTACCAAACAAAAAGAAGGTAAGAAAATGATCAATACAGGAAGTGCTAAAAAATTCACATATAAAGATGGTGAAAATTTAGACGGTGAATTCAGACCAATCAAAAAGAGAGAAACTAAAGAAGCTTCACGTACATTAGGTGCGGGAACACGATTTGGTAGAAAAGGTTTACCAAAACCAAAAGCGGCTCCTCAACACATTAGTGAAACTGAAGTAGAATTACTTAAGTCTAAAAATGAAGAGTACAGAAAGGCTTTGAATCTTTTCAGAACTAAATTAAATGAAGTGGCGGTTTTCAACTCTAACTTGGCTTACGCAACTAGACTGTTTACAGAACATTCAACAACAAAACAAGAAAAAATAAATATACTTAGACGATTCGACAATGTTGAAACACTTAAAGAATCTAAAAGTCTTTACAAATCATTAAAGGATGAATTCTCATCTGAAACAACTAAGGAATCTTCACTTAACGAATCATTCGAAAAAGCGGTAACTAAAACTCCTGTATCAGGATCAGCCGTTAATTTGATTGAATCTAAGACTTATGAAAATCCTCAGTTTTTGAGAATGAAAGATTTAATGGGAAAAATAAAATAAACTAAAAAAAAATAAAAACCAAAAAAATGGGAGCATTATTAGAATCAGGTCTTGTTGGTAATATCGGGTTAAAACACCTTAAAGTTATCAAAGAAGATACTATTAACAAATGGGATAAATTAGGATTCCTTGAAGGCCTTAAAGGTCACCTAAAAGAAAACGTAGCACAGTTGTATGAAAACCAAGCTTCTTTCTTGATTAACGAAGCAACTTCTGAAGGTTCTAACGGAGCATTCGAAACAGTTGTTTTCCCAATCGTAAGAAGAGTTTTCTCTAAATTATTGGCTAACGAAATCGTTTCTGTACAAGCAATGAACTTACCAATTGGTAAATTGTTCTTCTTTGTACCTCGTATCCAAGGATACACAAGTGGGTCTGACGCAAATGGTGGACAACACTTCGGACCAATCGGATCACCTAACGGACCAACTGCAGATGAAAACGCAGGATATCCAGGTGGAACAACAGGTAACCCTTACGCTAAAAACCTTTATGATTTATTCTACGAAGGTTCAGAAGCTGAGTTAGATCCTGCTGGATTGTTTGATTACTCTAAAGGTGAGTGGACTGCAGTTACTGCGGACACAACTGTACAAGTTTGGAACGGTAGTGTTTTAGACAATGCAGGTAACAATAACCCATTGTACACTGCGGCGACAGGAGTAAGAAAAGTTATTATCAAAATGTGTGATTTTAACAGAGCTGGTGAAGGTAAATTAATCGGACCTGACGGTAACGAAATTGATACTGAATCTTTCTTATCTGACCTTAAAATCATTAAAGATTCAGGTTTAACTGTTTCTGAAGGTTCACCTTGTACTGTAGGTAACGGTCCATTATTATTTAGAGTTGTAACACAAATCTACGGTAAAGGAATTGTTAAATATGGTCAACAACAACAAACAAATTTCCCAGGTGCAACTAATGGAACTCCAGGTGGAAACGGTGGTTCTTACTATGATATCTGTGACCAAGAAGGTTGTATCTATTTAGAAGTTGATTTATCTTGTCCTGTATGTGCTACTTGTGGTACTACATTAGATGGATACACAGGAACAACTTTAACTCAAATACTTTCAGGTTCTTCATTTACTGCGGTTTACAGAAGATATAAAAACTTAGAGTTTGAAGATAAAATTGGTGAGGTTTCTTTCGATTTAGAATCAGTAACTGTTTCTGTAACTGAAAGAAAATTAAGAGCACAATGGTCTCCTGAGTTAGCTCAAGACGTTGCGGCATTCCATAACATCGACGCTGAGGCTGAGTTAACTGCATTGTTATCTGAGCAAGTTGCAGCTGAGATTGACCGTGAGATCTTACGTGACTTGAGAAAAGGAGCGGCTTGGAACTTACGTTGGGATTACAACGGATGGAGAAGATTGTCTTTAACAACATCTTATACTCAAAAAGATTGGAATCAAACTTTGATTACTGCGATTAACCAATTGTCAGCACAAATTCACAAATCAACATTGAGAGGTGGAGCTAACTGGATCGTTGTTTCTTCTGAGATTTCTGCAATCTTTGATGACTTAGAATACTTCCACGTATCTAATGCGTCTCCTGAGCAAGATCAGTATAACATGGGTATTGAAAGAGTTGGTACTCTTGCAGGACGTTACCAAGTATTCCGTGATCCTTACTTCCCAGCTAACACAGTGTTAGTAGGACATAAAGGAACATCATTGTTGGATACAGGTTACATCTACGCACCGTATGTACCGTTACAATTGACACCTACAATGTATAACCCATTCAACTTTACACCTATCAAAGGTATAATGACGAGATACGCTAAGAAAATGGTTAATAACCGTTTCTACGGACGTATCACGGTTGATGGAGTTAGAACATTTGACTTGAGAGAATTGAGATAATCAATTAATACCGAATAAGAGAAAGGAGACAAGAAATTGTCTCCTTTTTTTGTTTTTGCTAATTTATAGTACCATTATATTCAACCATTTAAGTTAATAGTTGATTATAAATTTTTTCGTAAGTATTTATTAATTAAATGATCACCTATGAAAAATTCACTATTTATTTTTTTTATAATACTAACAAGTTTTTTTGTTAGATCTCAAGTTAAATTTTACACTTTTAGTGAAACCACAGGAACCTATAGTTCAATAGTTGGGGGAACACAATTAGTTACGACTACAGGGGGAATAACTACTTATGATACTGATGGTAGTTATTTTACATTACCATTAGGTTCGCAATTTATTTTTAACGGATTTACCATTACTTCAGTTAATATGACGGCAGATGGTTCATTATATTTAAACCCTGCAACAACAACAACGGGTAACGGAACCACAGGGTCAATAGTATCGGCCGCAGGTGCTTCAGGAATAATTTGTGGAATGAATATGGATTTAAGAAGTACCGCATTAACATCTCAAGTATATGAAAGAAGATGGCAGGATGTAGGGACTGAAGTAGTGTTCCAATGGCAAAACGCCGCACGATACTTACAAAGTTCTGTAGAAAGATTTTCATTTCAAATAAGAGTAACTAAGTTAACAGGGGTTGTTAAAGTTGTATATGGTAACATGACAACAATCGCCAATAGTTTAGGCTATGTACCTACTGTTGGTTTAAGAGGAACTGTTAATACAGATTTTAATAATAGAAGATTGACAGGTGCAATTCCTGACGCAACACCAAATTGGGGGGCTCCAAACGGTACAACCGCAGGAACATCTAACGCTAATACCGTTAGATTTACATCTAACGGAAGTTGTTTTCCTTCATCAGGTTTAACCTTTATATGGACACCACCTGCAGTACCTTCTAATGATGCCTGTTCTAACGCCACTGTCTTATCATTACAGTGTCCTGGTTCATCCACAGGAACCGCAGGGACTACAATAGGATCAATTACTACAGATGGTTTACCCAACCCATCCTGTGATGCAACAGGAACAATGAGAGACGTTTGGTATTATTTTACAACAGGTAATAACACTGAAGTTAATTTATATGCGACTTTAGGGACTGCAACTTGGATTGGAGTAGAAATATATACAACGTGCGGGACTTTAGCGACAGGATTAAATACTAATTGTGATTTTAATATTATTTCACCAAACCCAACAAATATTACAGGGTTATCAATGAACACAACGTATAGATTAAGAATTTTTACAAATGTTACATATGATACTCCAGGAACATTTACAATATATCTTAATACTGTAAATAACACATCTACGTTATCATCTTCTGCAGGTACAGATAATCAAACTTTATGTCAAAATACCCCAATAACTAATATTACTTATAACACTAAAGGCGCAACAAGTTCTACTTTTTCAAGTTTACCTACAGGAGTATCAGGAAGTTGGGGTGGTAATGTCGTATCAATTACTGGAACACCTTCAGTTTCGGGAACATTTAATTATGTTGTAACTCTTACAGGTGGTTGTGGTACAGTTACGTCAAATGGTACTATAACAGTCAATCCTACGGTTGCAACTATTTCATCAATCACAGGAAATTTAAATATAATTGCGGGAACGACAGAAAATTATTCAATACCCTCAGATCCAAACGCAACCACATATCAATGGGATTATAGAGAAAGTAGTACATCAAGTTGGGTTACAAATGTGTCAATCACAAATAATGTTAGTATTAATTGGCCAACAACAACTACTGATGGGGAAGTATTAGTGACAGTCTCAAACAGTTGTAATAATGTTAATAAAAATTTACTTATAACAGTTGATGGAGTTTTACCTGTTGAACTATTATATTTTGAAGGTAACCCTTTATCAAATACAAATTATCTATATTGGTCAACCGCCTCAGAACATAACTCAGACTATTTTAAAATTGAAGTGAGTATTGATGGAGAGGTGTGGAAGAGTGTTGGTTTAAAATCAGCATCCGGTAATAGTAACACTAAAATAGACTATAATTATTTAGATGCTTTTGATGACTTTGTAATACATTACTATAGATTACGACAAGTAGATTACGATGGTGAATATAAAATATACGGACCTATTGCATTAGATAATACAATATCGGTTAAGAAAATAGTAAAATACGTAAATTTATTTGGTCAAGAAGTGCATTCAGACACAAAAGGATTTATTTTTGAGGTGTATGAAGACGGGACAAATAGAAGAATAATTAGATAATTTATTTTATAATATCTTCTTGTTTTGTTAAGACTCTAATAGCCTTTGATATTACTT